CCGAGCCCACACCGGTGCAGACCAGCCTGACCGGCGGCCAGATGTACGCCGGGGAGAACCTCTCTGACTACGCGCCCCGGCCCAAGCAGGAAGCTGCCCCGCCCGCCGGGGAGGACGCCCTCATTGATGACGACGCAGATGACCTGCCCTTCTGACCGCAAACGCTGTGCTATCTGGCGATACGGGCACTCTGCTGTAAGAAAGGAGGTCAGGCTGTGGGCATTGACCCATCACGCGGCTTTGTGGCCTTTCCCAGGGGCCTGACCGACTGGGAATGGTACTCGGAGCCCAACACCGCCCGGCTGTTTTTCCACCTGCTGCTCACATCCAACTGGCAGGAAAAGCAATGGCAGGGCATCACCATCCACCCCGGAGAGCTGGTCACGAGCCAGTCTCAGCTGGCAAAACAGCTGGGCCTGTCCGTCATGCAGGTGCGAACCGCAATGGAACATTTAAAGGTAACAGGCTGGATAACAGTCAAAGCAGGGCCAAAATACAGCATTGTAACGTTAAATAATTATGATTCAATTGTTGGTCGTAACAGGCAGGATAACAGTCTGGTAACAGGCAAGCAACAGGCTGATAACAACAACTTAACCATTGTAACAAAGAAACCATTAAAACAATCGTCGTCTGCGCACGCGTGCGAGACGCCTGAGACGAGGACGACGACCCACCAGATCGTGAATGAATTTGAATCCTGCATCTGTAAGCTGAGCGCCAACGGAAAGGCAGAGCTGAACGGCTACGCTGAACGGCTGGGGCCGGAGCTGGTGCAGGAGATCCTGTCCAAGTGCATTGACCTGGGGGCCCGCAGCTGGGCCTATGTGCGCAGGGCGCTGGCGGAAGCCGAGGCTCAGGGCTGCAAGTCGGTGGAGGAATACCGCCTGACCAACCCCATCGGGGCCGGGCGGAATATGCGAGTGGACCGGATAAGGCCAAGCGGGAACGACATCCTGGCCAACGCGACCCGCCGCAGGCCGCTGATCAAACCAGAGGCGGCTGCGGATGGCCTGGAGCAGAACCTGCGGCGTCTGAAGAAAAAAGAAGCGGCAAAGGAGGGCACGCCCGATGTGCCGGAACCCTGAATACTACCCGGATCCCACCGCAGGCGCGGCCCTCCGGCAGCTGCGCAGAAAGGAGAACCGTTTGAACACCGGAAAACAATTTGAAGCGGACTGGAAGAAGTCCATCCCGCCGGATGCCTGGTGCTACCGCCTGAAGGACAGTGCGGCCACCTACTATGGCGGCAACGAGAACCTGAGCTTCTCCGTGGACAACATCTGTGACTTTGAGGTCTACCGCTATCCGCTGCACCATTACTTCGAGCTCAAGACCATCGAGACACCCAGCATCCCGCTGGAAAAGATCCTTGGCAAGTTCGACCGGGACAAGCAGCGGTATCACAAGCTCAAGCACATCATCGACATGGCCGCTGCGGCGTCCTACAAGGGCCAGACGGCCCATGTGGTGATCAACTACCGGGGCAGGGTCAACCGCACCTTTGCGGTGCCTGCCAGCGCCGTGCTGGAGTACATGCAAACCCAGACCCGCAAGAGCATCCCCTGGCAGTGGGCCGCCCTCAACGGCATCGAGGTGGCGCAGCACCAGCTGCGGGTGCACTGGCGGTATGACGTGGACGGACTGCTGAAGCAACTGGAAGGAGGAAACATATGACAATTGGAACCGCAATGCTTGGAGCCTTTCTGCTGCTCTGTTTTACCGGGATGTGTGCAGCCGCCATTTACGGTCTGGTATATCTCATGGTTGATCACCCCGTCATTTTATTTTCCATCGTGGCCGCAATCATTTTTGCAGGCTACACGGCTGTTTTTTACGTTGGAGGCAACGATACATGATCAAGAGCTGGACACCTGAGAGTGATACCCCGAAGCCGGGAGAAGCCGCCGGGGTGCAGACCGTCCGGGCGTGGTTTGAGCGCCTGCCCAAGATGCGGGCGCAGATCCGGCAGCAGCAAGAGCATATTGCCAGCCTGCGCAGCGCCGCCACCACGACTACCTCCAGCACCTCCGGTGCACCCGGGCACTCTGGCACCAGCGACAAGGTGGGTACCAACAGCGATTCGGCCATGGATGCAGAATCCCAGCTGGCTGACCTGAAATGCCGGTATGCCGAAATGCAGAAGGATGCAATTGAGGTCGCATACATGCTCCACGCTGACCCGGTGTCTGTGAAGCGCAGCAAGTGCATTGTGATGTTTTATGTAGAAGGTCACAAACAGAAAGACATTGCGCCGGAAGTTGGCTATTCCAGCCACGGCAAAGTTTCACAAGCAATTTCAGATGGGTTACACCAGCTTGCTGAGCTTGTGGACGAACTGAATCTTAGTTGATTTTGTTTAATCCAAACAAATCAGTTGCCTTTGTTTTGTAACCCCGCCGGTATTTACAGGGTAACAACAAAAGGTTTATTCTAGTACCATCGGCAAAGCCGGAAAGGCAAACCGATGCACGCAGTCTCCGCACCGTGTCCCCGCTGCTTGACCACGCGGCGCGCGGGCTGCTTCTATGCCTGCATAGCTTATTGGCAAAAGCGCCAGCATAGCTGGAGAATGTGGTTCGATTCCACAGGCGGGAAAATGCGGCTGAAATCATTGCGCAATGTGACTAAGCCGCTCCTTTGTTCCGGTAGCTCAGCTGGTAAGAGCGGCGGCCTGTTAAGCCGATGGGCGTTGGTTCAAGTCCAACCCGGAACGCCATTTCGCCGCCAACCCCGTAGGCGGTCAGACCCTGACGCATGGGCCGACATCTCCCACCTTTGGCTTGCGTGCAAGAGGAGAGAAAGGTTATTCCTTCCCTTCCTCGCACAACCTTCCACGCGTGACGGAGGCCATGGAATCCGCAGGCGGGTTTGATAGGCTTTCCCGCCGGATGTGCGCCAGTAACCCTGCACGGAAACGTGCGGGGATTTTTATTTGCAGCCGTAGCTCAGACCGGCCAGAGCACCGGAGTTCTAATCCGGAGGGACGGAGGTTCGATGCCTCCCGGCTGCACCGTTGTGCGCCCTGTGAGGGGGCCCGCACGATAGCCGGGCATCTGGCGGCGAAAGTTCCGGATGCAGCAGCACACGCCCGTTTGTCTGTCCGATAAACTGAATGTAACTTGGATGCTGCTTATTTTTTGATATTCCCGCCGTCCGCAGGGGCGGCTTTTTCTATGATTCTGACAAGAGAGGTGGTGACGTGCCGCGTGAAGATGGATATAAAAATCTGGTGCCCATGGATCAGCGAAGCGAGGACGAAGCTAGGTCGTTGGGCCAGCAGGGCGGCATCGCTTCCGGAGTGGCACGCCGCCGCAAGCGCTCCATGCGGGAGGCGGCGGACTACTACCTGGCCCTGCCGGAGACTGACCGCCGCAGCGTGAACGCTCTGCTGCGTGATGCTGTGGATCCGGAGGACATCGACAACCAGATGGCCGTGATCAAGGGCATCACCGCCCGTGCCAAGAAGGGCGACCCGCAGGCCGCCAACGTGCTGCTGAAGATGCTGGGCGAGGACAACCCGCCCGATGATACCGCCGCCGACACGCTGGAACGTGCCCGGGAGCTGCTGGGAGGTGTGGACAGTGCCATTGACTGAGTTCCAGCAGGAGTTCCTGCGCAACTGCAGCCACCGCTGGAACATCAAGACCGGGGCCACCCGCTCCGGCAAGACCTACCTGGACTGCGCCGTCACCATCCCGAAGCGCATCTGCGCGGCCCGGGACGAGGGCCTGCTGGTCATGCTGGGCAACACCCTGGGCACGCTGGAACGCAACGTGCTGGAGCCCATGCGGGCCCTCTGGGGGCCGGATCTGGTGGGCGTCGTGCGCACCTCGGCGTCCGGCAACATCGTGCAGCTGTTCGGCCGCAAGGTGTATGTCCTCGGTGCCGACAACAAAAAGCACATTGCCCGCATCCAGGGCGCGGCCTTCGAGTACGCCTACGGCGACGAGATCACAACCTGGGACGAGGGCGTGTTCCAGATGCTGAAAAGCCGTCTGTCCTGCCCGCACTCCCATTTTGACGGCACCTGCAACCCGGAAAACCCGCAGCACTGGTTCAAACGCTTTCTGGACAGCGACGCCGACATCTATTGTCAGGCCTACACCATCGACGACAACCCCACCCTGCCGCCGGAGTTCGTGGCGCAGCTGAAAAAGGAGTACACCGGCACGGTGTACTATAACCGCTTCATCCTCGGCCAGTGGGCTGCAGCGGGCGGCATCATCTACCGCCCTTTTGCAGACAGCATTGCCGCCGGGGATGGGCGTTTCCTCTGGCCCGCAGCCACCCCCTGCCGCCCGTGGCGCATCCACATCGGGGTGGACTTCGGCGGCAACGGCTCCTGGCATGCCTTTGTGGCTACCGGCATCCTGCCGTACTACGCCGGCGTCGTGGGGCTGGCATCCCAGCGGGTAGACCCCCGCAACCAGGATGCCGACTACCTGGCCGCACAACTCATTGATTTCTGCACCGCCGTGTTCGCACGGTACGGCGAGATCCATTACATGTTCTGTGACAGCGCCGAGCAGACGCTGATCAACCACATCCGCACCCGGCTGCGGGCCTCTAAACTGTACTGGCTGGCCGACCGGGTGAATAACTCCGCAAAAATTCAGATTATCGACCGCATCCGCCTGACGTCCATTCTCATGGGCGGCGGGCGCTTTTGGTATATGCCGGAGGCCGCCACCCTGCGGGACGCCCTTGCAAGCGCCCTGTGGAGCCAGAAGCACCCCGGCGTGGACGAGCGTCTGGACGACGGCACCACCGACATTGACACCCTCGACGCCTTTGAGTACACCATTGAGCGTGATTACAGGAGACTGACTGCAAGATGAACGTTTCGGCCTTTATCGAATATCTGAACAA